CTCCACCACAAGAGAATTGGTCGAACTATGCCCTTCGGGGCATGGTTCGGCCTTTTTCTGTTTCGGCCTGAAATCATCGCCGTAGCGGTCAAAGGCAAAGTAGACGTTAAGCGTCTTCCCGTCGATTTCAACGAATCGAACGAAGGTGCCTAAGATCACTTCTGGCGTTAGGTTTTCCGCCGCATCATCGAGCCACAGCATGAGTTCGTCAACGCCGATGTTGAACGCTTCTTCTCTCTCGGCGATGCGCAGCTCTGCTTCAAGCTCGCTCTTGCGCTGCTTCAGCTCTTCGGTGCGCTCTTTGCCACCTGGCGGCGCGATGCCGTCTTCTATTGCTTGCCAGATGCGTTCAAAGGTGCGGTCAATCCGCTTCAGTTCCTTCTTTATCGCGTAGCTTCTCGATTGCTCTTTCGGTTGCTCGGCTTGAAACGCAACCATGCCGCTTGCTATGCGCTGCCTTACGTCTTCGCGCGCCACGGCTTGCAGCGTCATATCACAAACAACGTCTTCTACGAGATCACGCCGAACGGTTCGGCGGCACTTCCGGCACTTGTAGTAGTGATACGTCGCGCCAGTGCATGACGTGCCGCTTGTGCCCGCCATTGGCGCACCGCACTTGGCGCAGTAGAGCTTGCCGGACAACGGGAACTCTAGCGTTGAGTTGATCTTGCGGCGCGGCTTGTGACGGTCGCCAAGGATGTTGTCTATCATGTCTTGTTCTACCTGCGACCAGATGGCGGGCATCCCGTCCGGCACTTCATGACCGGCGTACTTGTATACACCCGCGTTCTGGACGCGCTTTAGAAGCTTCGTGACGGTATCCTGATTGAACTTGGCACCGCGCTTGCTTCGCTCGGCGCTCACGGCGCGCACGATATCGGCGACGGAGCTACCGGCAAACAACATGTTCTTCATCCTGCGAAGCACGGACGCTTCGCGCTCGTTGATTACGTAGCGGCCTTCTACGATATCCCACCCGTACAGGGTGCGCCCGTTCGCCATGCAGCGTTCGGCGTTCTTCTGGATACCGTCTCTAATTCGCTCGCTATCAAGCGCGCTCTCATACTCGGCGAGAACTTCGAGCATGCCGAGCTGCAACACGCCGCTTGACCCGCTGGAAATGTCCTCGCCAGCGTATAGGATTTCTACGCCAGCCTTGCGAAGCATGATGCGGGCAAGCGACATTTCGTCACGGTTGCGCATGATTCGCGTAACTTTGTAGATCACCACATAATCAAATAGCCCGTGTCGGGCATCGCGCATCATCCGCTGGAACTCGGCGCGGTCGATGTTGCGCCCCGTCTGCGCGTAGTCGCAGTATTCATGAACGACCTGCAAGCCTTCGCGCTCGCAGTATTCACGCGAGTTTTCAACTTGTATCTCTATGCTTTCCGAACGCTGATTGTGCGAGCTGAAGCGCGCATATATGGCGGCTCGGTTCTTCGTCATGCTAAAATCACCTCTTAGAGCGGGCGCGACAAAGCGACCTGCTTTTCACCTATTCCCCGCGCGCCAACCGCCAAGAAGCCGTGCGGGGTTTTTTATTGCCTAATCTCGTTCAGCTCGGCGATTCGGCCTGAAAGAACGAGCATGCTTGGCAGCGTTTCCGGCGCACATTTCGCATAGCGCTTCACCTTTTCGATGTTTTCGAAAAGGTGGTCGAATGTGTCGGAATACAAGGAAACGCGGCGCATCAGCTCCTTGTATTCGCTGCGCTGCTTTTCATCGATGGTGCTACTCTCTACAGCATCCATGAACTCGTTGAATGCCGCGTCGTAGCGTTCTTCTGCGGTCATGCTTATTACCTCCTTCTATGCCGTCTGCTGCTTGGCTTAAGACATATGACGTTCGGCCATTTCTTTAGACATGCCCGCAGCATCGCGGGCGGTATCTAGAATCCTGTCTTGCCTGTCCGGCGTGCTTGCTCGGTAGCACCTCAGCAGTTCGGCTTCGAAATCGTCTTCGAACTCGCGACCTTCGTTCTTACCTTTAGGCCAGCCGCACAGATCGTTGACGCTACAGCCAAGAACCATTGCAAGTGCATAGGCTTTTTCGAGCGAGATACCAGAAACGCCCTGTTCCCATGTTCTATAGGTTGCGAGCTTTACATCTGCTCGCTCTGCGACCTCTTTTTGCGTCAATCCGCTTGCCTTGCGCATCTCTTTTAACTTCAGTCGGTAACTCATTTCTAGCACCTCCTAGCGGTAAGTATAAGCCATTCTCTCACTAGATACCAACTTTTTATTACTTTTCGCTTGCGCTAATAGAATCTTGGTAGTAGAGTTTCCGGTGTACTAAGAAGTTATTACTTTGGAAGGAGGTAAACGATGCCTGAGTTCAAACAGGTTGTGCGCAAGCGGCTTCGCGTTCTCATGGCCGAAGCAGACATGAACGCCGAGCAGCTTTCTTCGGCTTCCGGCGTTTCTGTCGATGCGGTGCGCCAGTACCTGCGCGGCGAGACTGCGCCGCTTTTGGAGACGGCTTGCAAGCTCGCGGAAGCGCTGGGCTGCACGCCCAACGATCTTTGCGCGTTCCCGAAGGAGGTTTAGGACATGGACGTTGTAGAGAAGCGGATTACCGAAGCAGTCAAGGATCACGAAGAGTACCTAGGCGATTTCCTCGGTCTGGATGTTCACGGGGCGGACGGATGGAACCTCTCGATTGCATCCGATTGGTTCAAGGGCGAGCTTGCGCGGCTTGGCATCGTTGACCCGCTCGCGTCGAGCGTCACGAGCCTGTTCGTGCGCTGGGCTGGCTCGGTTCTCTCGAACGCGCCAAGGATACGAGAGAAGTTCGCCAAGATGGGCAACGATGGACGGCGTGAGGAATGAAGCGCTTCTTAATGATTGCCGCTTCAATCCTTATCGCGGCGATTCTTCCGTTTGCCGCAACCTTGCTGATTGTTGGCTTGCTTGTCGGCTTGTATCTGCTGAACCCGGTATTAGGAAACTTGGTTTACGCAGCTCTAGCGGTATCGGCATTTGCGTTCTTCGTCTTCGTTGTATCTCGCTCGCTCTTCGACCTTTTCAGCACGATCGCTAACAAAGCTGATTCAAAAACGGAGGTTTCAGACGATGAAAACCGATAAGAAAACCGGTGGTTTTGGTGGTGGTTTTACGGATGCGGGAACCGTGCGGCCTAGATGCCGCGCAACGGCGGTTCTACCGCGCGATCGCGGCTCTCGTTATCGCGTGGCTGCTGCGAAGGAAGGTGCCCGCCCGGTGTTGCAGCACCGAACGGGCGCGTCAAATGGGGCTTACCAATTGACAGAAGACAGTATAGCGCGCATGCCGCGCTGGAAGCGCTGGGGATTGTATGCGCTTGCTGCTCTCACCATGTCGGGAATCATCCCGGCGCTTGCATGCAACGCGCTTCTCTGGCTATGCGAAAGCGTGGGCTGGTGGCTTCTCATCCCGCTTTACGTCGTGGTTGGGCGCGTCTTGTGGCGCGTGATCTGGTCATGAGGGCATACGTCTATCGCGACGAACACGGCTTCTGGATGGCTCACATCGAGGAAACGAATTACACGCCGGAGAACAGCGGGGTTGTCGCGCTCTACAGGCGCGTATTTCTACCAGTTCCGCACTCGGCGACCAAGGAAGAAGCGGAAGCGGCCTTGCGCCGCGTCATGAGCCGCGAAGCGAGGTGCCCGCATGGACACCGATAACTACACGCAACCGCTCGAAGCCGTCATGCGCCAAGAGCGCCAGCGCGTCTACTCGATGCCGCTAAAGGTCGCGGACAGGCGTTACCTGTTCAAGGAGTGGTGCGAGAAGAACCCAAAGGCGCTGCGCGAAATCGAGCTTACGGCGCTCGCAATCGACGCGCGCGGGCTTCGCGTCTCCACTAAGTACCTCATCGAGAAGCAGCGCTACGAGGGCACTACGAAGCTCGTTGGCGTGCCCTTCGTTGACGATCAGGGCAACGAACACACCTACGGAATCAACAACAGCGATAGCTCTTTGCTCGCTCGCTGGCTGCTCGAACGCAACCCGAAGCTTCGCATCGAGCTTAGAACATCCATGTTTGACAAGGAGAAGAAAGATGAAGCGTAAAGAGATCACCGAGACTATCGCCAAGGTCGGCGCTGGCACTTTCGCCCTCAACGGCAGCATGTCGCTTATCAATCCCAAGACCGGCGAGGGCTTCGATGTTGATATGGGCGCGACGCTCGCAATCGTTCGCGGCACGCTCGCATGGGTTGACACCCTGCTTGAAGATGACGCGAAGCCCGAGCCGAGCACCGTTAAGCACATGCAAAAGCTGCTCACCTACGTTGGCAGCTCGATTGCCTACGACATTTCAAGCGATGAAGAGGAATAGCGCGCAGGAAACCTTGCCGCTCGATTTCAGCGAACCGCCCATGCCAGACCCCGAATCATGCGAGTTCGAAAGCATGCGGCATCGCGGCAAGACGTGCTGCACGTTCGTTGGGCGCGACGTTTGGACGAACTGCCGCGAAGTCGGGCACTGCGTATGGGACGGATGGCACCAGCAGGGCGCGCCAGACGTGATCTGCGACGAGGAAGACGGTTAGGAGGTGACTACATGCCTACAAGGGAGGAAACGACCGCTGCGCAAGAGCCTATGGCCTTCTTCTCGCACGATTCCAACGCTTCGCAAGACGTGAAGTGCCAACGTCTCATTCATCGCCGGGGATATGACGGCTACGGGCGCTGGTGGCGGCTCTGCGAATATCTGGCGGCTACCAAGGGGCACCGTATCGCTTTCGAGACGGAGGAAGACGCGCTTATTCTCGCGGGCGTTCTGGGCTTCGGACAGTCTGGCGCGTTCGATGAGTACATGGCGATTGAAGATTGCAAATCCTTTGTCGAAGAGCTGTTGGATATAGGGCTTCTCGAACGCGACGAAGACGGCTTCTTGACGAACTTTCGCATGCTCAAAAACGCGCTTTATTTCGGTCGCCAACGCGCCAACGGGCGCAAGGGCGGAAGACCGCGCAAGAACTCACAGAACAACAATTCAGCAGGTCAGGAGGTGTAAAAGCATGATTGCCAAACCCAAGGCAAAACCAGTGGTTTTAGGTGTGCTAAACCCACTCGCAAATGGTCGCCTAACCATAAAACAAAACAAAACAAAACAAGATGAGGTGGGTTTTGGTTCCTCGAACCAAAACCAAAACCCACCGTACTTGCTTGTTAGTCAACCTTACAAGCAAGGTTCTTTCTCTTGCTTCTTCTCTTTGCGGTCTTGTTTTACGCGGCTCATTCGAGCGCCAGCAAAACGGCTTTCCACAGGTTTTCAACAGAGTTTTCAACAATGGCATGAAATGGGGGTGACGGCATGATTGCGCCAACGACACGAGACGGCGCACGCGAGCTGTTCGCAAGCAAGCTTTCCTATGAGCAGATCACGACGAACGACATTCGAGCGCTCGAAGGCTTCCTTGCAATCGAGTACGCACAGCATGAGCGCAACGGCGAGCACATGGAAATGCACCCGTGCTATCGCAAGAAGTACCAGCCGCAAATCAACCTTGCAGACGGCGGTAGAGGAATCAAAAGCGCATTTCTGCGCGTTAGCGGCTTCTACTTCTCAGGCCGTGAAGCTATCTCGTTCAACGAAGACGGATTCATTGGCATTGCGGGCTGGGCTGATGACACGAACGTTCAGCCATTTCTTAGAGCGTTTCACAAGTGGGTTTGCGAGTGGATGATTGGAGTTACCTACCGATGATTGAGACGAAGCACGCGAAGAGCCTTGGCGAGCTTTCGCGCGGTGATGCCGTGGAGCATCCCGACCACTACGCGGGCGACGGCCAGATTGAGTGCATGGATGCTATGCGCTCGATGATGAGCGGCGACCAGTACGCCTTGCCCGCCCAATCGGCCTACTGGTGGGGCTGCGCATTCAAATACCTTTGGCGCTGGCGGCGCAAGAACGGCGTTCAGGACTTGCAGAAGTGCAAGCAGTGCATCGACTACCTGATTGCCGAGACGGAAGGCAAGAAGTGAAGCGCTATCAGATCGTACTTTGCGCCATTGCCACTGCCGCGACCGTAGCCGCGTTCTGGTGCGTCTGCTACTGGGCTTATCAAGCGCTTCTGGCAATCGCGCTGTTCCTAGTGTTTCTCGCGCTTATAGCGCTCACGTTTTAGGAGGTTTCACATGCTGAAAGAAGATAGAGAGATCGAGCAGGGCGCTTACGGATGCGCCGCAATCGTCCTGTTTTCCATTCTGGCGCTCGTTGTGAGCATCGCGGTTGGCGTGTTCTTCGGCGCTGGGTTCGGGCTTATCGCCCTTGCGGTGTTCGTCGTGTTCTCGCTCATCTGCGTTATGCGCGCGTTCATGAAGGTTGGCAAGTAGCATGGGCGGCTACTCGATAGCTTCCGTTTCGTGGGGCAAGGACAGTACCGCAATGCTTTGGAAGCTCATTGATAGCAACATGCCGCTTGACGAAGTGCTGTTCTTCGATACAGGCATGGAGTTTGACGCGATCTATGACGAGCGCAACAAGATGCTTCCCGTCCTTGCACGAAACGGAATCAAATACACGGAGCTTCGGCCAAAGAACCCGATGTGGTGGAGCATGCTTTGCAGGCCGGTAAAGAGCCGTAAAACCGGAGAGGTTCACAAAACGGGTTACGGCTGGTGCGGCGGGGCTTGCAGATGGGGCACCACCGAGAAGACGAGTGCCTTAGACGCATACGCGACCGCTCGAAACGCGATTGTCTACGTTGGGATAGCGGCAGATGAGACGAAGCGCATTGCTCGGGAAAGGCAGGACTTCAAACGACTTCCGCTTGTTGATTTCGGCATGACGGAAGCAGATTGCCTTGCGCTCTGTTACCAGCGCGGTAACGAATGGCTCGATCATGGGGTGCGTCTATATGACGTTCTCGATAGGGCTTCTTGCTGGTTATGCCGCAATAAGAACATGCGCGAGCTGAAGGCGATACACGAGCACTTGCCCGTTTACTGGGAGCGCCTTATTGCGCTCGAAGGCGTATGCGGCCAGATGAAGAGTAAGCCGCTTGCTGAAATCGCGAGGTCGTGAAATGGGCGTTAAGGTCAAGCGCGGCGCAGATGGCATCTGGTATACCCGCCCGTATCTCGGTCTTGATGAGAACGGGAAGCCCATTAAGCCGTACAAGCGGTTTTCCAAAGCGAAGACCGAAGAGGAAGCACAGGCTATGGCTGACGCATGGGCTGTGAGACTATCGCCTGACGGCGAGGTTCGAAGCACGCGCATTCCCGACATGCTGGCCGAGTACGTAGCTACGCGAGAGCTGGGCGGCATATCGCCCCACACGGCCAAATCTTGGCGGCAGTTCACGCGCTATGCGGCTAAGTTCATGGGCGGTTTGCTGGTGCCTGACGTTACCTCCGTTGACCTCCGGCGCTTTCAGAATCGTTTGCTCATGTCGAAGGAGAACGGAGGGCAGGGGCTTTCGTGCAACAGCGTAGTTAACGTGCATAACTTTCTTCGGCTGGCATTCGCCTATTTCGCCGAGATCGGCGTTTGCGAGCGAAATGTAATGCTGGACGTTGGCAAGCCGGTAGCAAGGTACAAGGAAGCGTTTTCACTTGACAGCTACGATTACCCGCCAACCGCCGCAGCCCTCGAAGGGATGTGGAGGGAAGACGATAGCGCGACGGTGAAGATGCGGACATATGCCTTCGCCGCATGGCTCGATCTCAAATGCGGTGTTCGCGTTGGCGAAATGTGCGCGATTAAGCGCCGCGAAATCGTGCGCATTCCCCTTGGCGGTGAGCACGTGCACGTGGCCGGTAATGTGGTGAAGCTTGCGGGCATGGAGCCGTTCCGCCGCGAATGGACGAAGGGGCGAAAGACACGCTCAATCCCGCTGAGCGACGAGACGCTATCTGCCATTGATGACTTTACGAATCTGCAAGCTTCGTGGGGCTTGGAGATAACGCCCGACACGCCGCTTATCACCGTTGACGGCTCTTGGCTCAGCCCAAATGCGGTATCTGACGGTCTAACACGCATCCGTGACCGCTGCGGGCTTCCGAAGGCGCTTACGTTCCATAAGCTACGGCACACCTTCGCAACGTGGGTTCTCGCCAACAAGATAGCCGACATTGTGACCCTTTCTAAGTGGCTGGGGCACGTTGACGTGGCTACGACGCTGCGCAAATACGGGCACGCCCTGCCTGAGCACGACAAGGCAGCAATCCAAGCCCTCGAAGGTGCTTATTCGTCGGCTAAGGGAGTGTGACAAACGAGTGACAAACGGAGGTTTTGAGGGCGCATTGAAAGCGGAGCTTATCGGCAGGTAAACCACCGGTTTTCAACATTCGGTGGGCACTCACCGATAAATACAAACTAAGTATTCAGCAATCGTGAGGAAGGAGGGTGCCAGTGGAGCCGAAAACGTTCGATTTCAAGCCCGACACGCCGAAGCTGAGTAAGGAAATGCAAGCGACGTTGGCGAAGACCGAAGCCGCCCTAAAGCAGATGTGGGAACGCGAGAAGCGGGAAGCTCAGACGGTCTACGAGATCACGATTCCGACGCAGACGCTAACCATCTTCGGCAAGGAGCATGCAGAGCACATCTTGCGGACGCTGAAGGGCTTGAAGCTCACTGGCACCTACCGAATCACGAAGAAGTGAGGTGCGATGAAAACCATTGAGCTTAACGACGATGACTAGGCGCGGCTCAAACGCAAGCTGATGAACGGCAGCGTTGACGATGCCCTGAAGGACTACACGCCGCCCGTCAAGCTGACGCACGGCACCGAATACATCACTTACGAAAAGGAAGGCTACGAAGATGATTCCGAATCTGACAACTGAGCAGCGCCGCGAAAACCTCGAAAAGGCGAAGGCAGCACGGCAGCGCCGCGCCGCGATCTTGAAGGGCGTTGCCGATGGCTCTTACAGCGTTCCCGACGTGCTCAACATGGCTGGCACCGATGACACCGTGGCGCGAATGAAGGTATTTACGCTCATCAAGGCCGCACCGGGCTACGGATTCGCCCGCACGCAGCAGACCATGCGAAAGCTGCACATTTCCGAATCGCGCCGCCTTCGCGGCCTTGGCGCGAACCAACGCGCGGCGCCCGTGGAGGTGTTTTCATGATTGGGGCAATCTTCATGCAAGTTCTGGGAATTGCAGCCCTGTTTGTCGGTTTGTTCTTGGCAGAAGAAACCGACGTGATGCTTGGTTGCTTTGTGCTTGGTAACACCTTCTCCATTATCGCCCGACTTGAAATGATTGAACGAAATATCAAGGAGGTTGCGAAGTGAGCCTAAACAAGATCACGCTTTCGGGCAATCTCGGCGCAGATGCCGAGCTGCGCTATACAAAGAGCGGAAACCCTGTCGTTTCGTTCTCTCTTGCTGTCAACGAGCGCACGCCGAACGGCGACGGGACATGGGGCGAATACACCAACTGGCCTGATTGCGTCATGTTCGGAAAGCGCGCCGAAGCGCTCGCGCCGTGGCTTCGCAAGGGCACCAAGATTTCGCTTATCGGTCGCATTCACACGCGCAGCTATCAGAAGGACGGCCAGAGCATCAAGCGCTGGGAAGTTCGCGTTGATGACGTGGAGCTTATGCAGTACAAGCGCGATGCGCAATCGCCAGCACCGGCTAACGCAGCCGCGCCCGGTCTTGCGATGGCTACCGGCGACCCGTCGCCCGTTGCACCAGCGCAACCGGCAGTACCAGACATTTACGAGGATGACATACCGTTTTAGGAGGTTTACCGATGTTCGATTTCTTGAAGAGGAAGGCGAAGCCGAGTGCGGCGGCTACCGATGAGAGCAAGCCGCTATGGGTGGAGCTGTTCGACACTCAGCCCGTCGATTCCGAAGGCTCGCTTATCGCCCTCGATGACCTCGTTTCCTATCGCGGCACGCTGCTTCAGGTCGTGGCGATGAGCCACAAGCAGAAAGTTGTGTTGCGCACGCCCGGAAAGAAAAAGGGCGGTTTATGGGTTGCCGCTTGTAACTGCACGCTCGTTAAGCGCCACGCGCGGAAGGAGAACTAACATGATCGGTCGCAAGATGCGGGCTAAGAAGGTCGCCGAGGGTATCGACATGCCGACATATGCCCATGAGGGCGACGCTGGGCTTGACCTTCGAATCACCGAGACTGTCACGCTCGAACCGATGCAGAAGTGCGTTGTCGGCTGCGGTCTTGCCGTCGAGATTCCTAGCGGCTGCGTGGGGCTGGTGTTCCCGCGCAGCGGCCTTGCCGCAAAGCAGGGCATCACGCTTTCTAACAGCGTTGGCGTTATCGACAGCGGCTATCGGGGCGAGGTCTGCGCAGCTCTCATCAATCAGAGCTACGAGACGGTTACGCTCGAAGCGGGAACGCGCGTCTGCCAGCTTGTCGTGATGCCTTACGTGCCGTGCGAGCTTGTGCCGGTCGATGAGCTGAGCGACACCGAGCGCGGCGCGGGCGGCTTCGGCAGCACTGGCGTTGAGTAGGTGGTTGGAATGCTGGCAATCATCGGTGGAAGGCAGACGGGCAAGACTACGTGCCTTATCGCAATGTCGAACGAGACTGGCTATCCAATCCTGACCGCAACGCGCGGAATGGCCGAGAACATCGAGCTTATGGCGCGTAGGATGAACGTTCAGATTCCACCCGTCCTGTCGTTATCGGGCATGCCGCTAAAAGGCTCGCTCATGCGTTGTGAACGTGTGCTTGTCGATGAGCTGGGGCTTGTGGTTGAGTATCTTATCGGCGCTGAGGTTGTGTCTGCTTCTATTGACGGTGTGGCGCTGGTAAAGGCTCAGCCGCCGAGCACAGACCTTGCGAAGCTCGGGCTATGGGAAGCCTTCAAGCTTTGGCGCGAAGAGCGCAAGCGTGCGCGATCTGGCGGTGACGGCATGTGAGGGCAAAGGAGTATTTCGAGGGCATCCGCGCCGAGGTGGTGAAGACCGACAAGGCGCTGGAAATGCTCGAACGCATGAAGGCGCGCGAGGGGGCGAAGGCTCAGAGCTACCAGACGGGCGGAGGTGGCGGAGACGTTACCGACCCGATGGAATCCGTATCGCAGCGCATCGACTTTGAGGGCAAGCTTAGGCAGCGCATCGCCGATGCCGAGGGAACGCTAGACGAAGCGTGCGAAGTGCTCTACGGCGCGGACGGGCGCGGCGGCTTGGCTAAGCTGAAGGGCACGCACTACGCCGACGCAATCTGCATGTACTACTGTCAAGCCGAGACATGGGGCGAGATTGCAGAGATCATGCAGTGTTCGCAGAAGTGGTGCCGCAAGCTCTGCGAAGTTGGGTTTGAGTTCATCGACCGTGTAGGTTGGGCGCACATCAAGAACGCCTGAAAATTGGGTGTTCCCTTCAGTTCCCTACTTATGCTAAAGTTCGGTACGGTGGATTAGGTAGTAAGGCCACGGGCAATTGCGCTCGTGGCCTTTTTGTTTGGAGCGTTGGCAGAGTGGCTTATTGCGCACGGTTGCTAACCGTGTGGCGCGCTGTCGCCCGTAGGTTCGAATCCTACACGCTCCGCCATATCTCAGGGGGTGCGCATGGCTAAGGACTTCTCGCGCGCCTTCTACGCTTCTGCCGACTGGGAGCACGCCAGAGACGCGGCATTGACGCGTGACGCTCACCTATGCCAGCACTGCTTGCAGCAAGGAGAGATCACGCCCGCAGTCATGGTGCATCACATCATCGAGCTTACGCCAGCGAACATCAGCGACCCAAGCATTGCGACCGACCCAAGCAACCTTGTCAGCCTATGCGACCGATGCCATAAGAAGGTGCATGGTTGGATAAGGCAAGGTTCGACACGGCAAGGGCTAGCCTTCGACAGCGACGGCAATTTGATATCGCTTGGCGATTGATTCAAAAACGCAACACAACACAGAGCGACCGCGAGAAGGCGGACGCAAAACCGCAGGTAAACCCGCGAGACAATCCCCCCGGTCTGCAAAACGCAGGTGGTGCCTAGGGCACCAACGCCGGGAGGTAATTTCTTGCGCGTGACGGATTTTCGAAAGGGGGTGGTCTTGCGATGACGGCAAAAGTAGGCAATACTTCGAAAGTTTCGCCCGCAGTCGCGGGTAATAGCCCGCCGAAGCGGCGAGTTGCAAAGGAGAAGCGCGTAGAGAGCGAGCTTCGAAAGCTGCGCGAGATCACCAAGGGCGCTATCCCCGACGAGAAGCGAAAAACCGTCATGCCACTGCTTGCGAACCTCGCTTTTCTGAAGGTCAAGCTTGACGATGCCCGCGCCGATCTGCTCTACGAAGATATCTTCACCGCGTATGACAACGGCGGCGGGCAAACCGGGCTGCGCGAGCACCCCGGATTCAGTGCTTACAACAAGCTGTTCACTACGTTTTCGCGCGGCGTGAAGCAGCTTACCGACATGATGCCGAACGGCACCGCCGCTGCCGACGCGCTCATTGACTTCATCAATGAAACGCGGTACGGCTAGGGCGAAGTCTAAGGGCGGCTCGTGCGAGCGCGCGATACGCGAATACTTCGGCGGCATACTGAGCGGCGAGATCATAGCGTGCGAGAAGATGAAGCAGGTTGCCGCTCATGTCCTGCGAGACATGGACAACACCGACCCGCTCTATCCGTACCACTACCGCGAAGAGTTCGCGCAGAAGCACGTTCGGTTCATTGAAAGCTTCTGCCGCCTACCGTCCGGGCGCTTGGGGCACGATTTCAAGCTAGAGCTTTTCCAACGCGCCATTCTGTCTGTCGTTTTCGGATTTGTTGACGCTGAGGGCGTGCGTCAGTACCGCGAAGTGCTCTGGATTATGGGGCGCAAGAACGGAAAGACTGCGCTTGCGTCTGCGATAGAGCTTGACTTGCTCGTGAACGACGATGAGGGCGCACCGGAGGTCTACAACGTCGCCACCGCACACGATCAGGCGGCAAAGGGATTCAACAACGCGTGGCGTATGGTGCTCACAAGCCCTGCGCTTGCTAAGCACATCAGAAAGCGCGTGTCAGACCTTTACTGCGATCTGAACATGGGCACCATCAAGGCGCTGAGCGCCAACACGAACCATCTTGACGGTCTGGACATTTCCGGCGCTATCGTTGACGAGCTGGCCGCGATGAAGAACCGCGACCTTTACGACCTGACGATGCAGGGAACGTCTGCGCGCCGCCAGCCGCTCGTGTTGGAGATCACGACTAACGGTTTCGTGCGAAACGGCATCTTCGATGCTCAATACGAGTATGCGACCAAATGGCTTGACGGCAAGGCGACCGGCGAGAAGGCAGAGCGCTTCATTGCGTTCATCTTCGAGCTTGACGAGCGCGAGGAATGGCAGGACGAAGGCGCTTGGGTCAAGGCTAACCCCGGACTTGGCACCATCAAATCGCTTTCGGCGCTTCGCCAGAACGTTTCTAAGGCGAAGGACGATGCGACATACCTTCCCACCCTGCTTGTTAAGGACTTCAACCTCATTGAAAACCAGTCTCAGGCGTGGCTTACGTGGTCTGAGATCCACAACGAAGCTACTTTCGATCCCGGCGACGGGACGTTTACGTATGCCGTGCTCGGCGTTGACGCTGCGGACACGACCGACCTTACCGCCGCTTGCCTTCTCATGCAGCGGCCTAACGATCCGAACTTCTACGCGCTGCACATGGCGTGGATTCCGCTTCGCGCGTTGGAGCAAGCGGAGAAGGAGGGGCGGCGCGGAGGGCGTGACGGCGTGCCTTACGACGCGTGGATTGCGCGCGGGCTTATGCGGACGTGCGAAACGCCCATCATGGACAAGCGCGACGTTCTGGATTGGGTGGCCGAGGTTCAGGACAAGTACGGCATCTATGCCGTCTCTTGCGGCTACGACCCGTGGCACATGCGCGACGTGCCGACCGTGGAAGCATACGAAGACTATTTCGGCGCTGACAACCTGCAAAAGGTCATTCAGGGCGCGCAAACGCTGTCAATGCCGATGAAGGAGCTTCGAGCGCTCTACAAGGAAGGGCGCATCGTGGACAACGCCAACCCGATTGCCGAATGGTGCCGCTCGAACGTCGCCATTCGAACCGACGTGAACGGAAACATTCAGCCGGACAAGAAGAACCAAGACCCGCGCAACCGCATAGACGCGTGGGCGGCTGAGTGCGACGCGTTCATTGCGATGAAGAACATTGCGGACGATTACCGCGCGATGATAGGAGGTTAGAGTTGAGCAGATCACAACCGTTTCTGCGCTCGCTCTTCGATGCGGTGTTCCACCGTCCGCAGATGCAAGCGGTAAACGGCTATTTCTCCACGTTCACGGCCTATGCCCCGTCGTTCACGACGTGGCAGGGCGGGCTTTACGAAGCAGAGCTTACGCGAAGCATCATCGAGAGCGGCGCAGACCACGCAAGCAAGCTGAAACCGGAGGTTTCCGGCTCTGCTCAGCCTGTCGCCGCGCGTGCTCTCAGGCAGCAGCCTAACCCGTGGATGACAACGCCGCAGTTCATCAAGCGCATTTGGACGATTCTTCAGGTTAACGACACCGCGCTTATCGTGCCTATCGACGCTGGCGACGGAATTACGATCACCGGGTACTATCCCGTGCTTCCGAGCCAATGCGAAGCATACGACGTTAACGGCGAGCTTTGGCTAAAGCTCACGTTCCCGACCGGTGACAGCGTGCTTGTCGAGTGGTCGCGCGTCGGCGTGATGACGCGCCACCAGTACCAAAGCGATTTGTTCGGCGACGGCACGAACGTTCTTCAGCCGACGCTAGAGCTTATGCACGCTCAGAACGAAGCCGAGCAGTCGGCTATCAATCAGGGCGCGGCTATCCGCTTCATCGGCAAGCTGAGCCAGAACCGCAATGAAGGCGACCAAGAGCGGGCGCGAAAGGCGTTCAACGCTCAGCTTTCCGCCGACAACGCGGGAGGAATCGCCGTCTATGACAAGCTGTTTTCGGATGTTGAGCAGATCAAGCCGACAAGCTACACGGTCGATGCGGCGCAGATGGAGCGAATCGAGAAGAGCGCTTATCGCTTCTTTGGCTCCAATGAGGATATCGTCACGAACTACGCGGACGAAGACACCTTCAACAGCTACTACGAAGGCCGCATCGAGCCGTTCGCTGTTCAGCTCGGCTTCGTTATCACGTCCATGACGTACACGGCAAACGAGATAGCGCACGGAAACTCAATCATGTTCAGCGCGAACCGCCTAGAGTTCGCCAGCAACACGACGAAGCTTAACGTTTCCGTCGCGCTGTTCGACCGTGGCATCTGGAACGGCAATCAGGTAGCCGATGTGTTCCAGTCCCCGCACTACGAGGGCGGAGAACGCCACGTTATACGCGGCGAGTATATCGACCTTGCACTCATCAGTGAGCATACGGCGGAACAGGCGGCACAAGCCGCAGAGACGAACGCGAACATAGCCGCAATCGACGCGAGCAGCGGCTACGGCGACAAGAAGGAGGTAGACGATGCCAGCGAAACCGAGTGAGCGGCAATACCGTTCCCTTGCCGTGCCGCTCAACGTGCGGGCGGCTGACGGAGCAACCAAGAAGCGTTTCGACACGGAATACTACGTTGAGGGCTACGCTTCGACATTCAACGACCCATACGTTCTGTTCGAGGACTTCGACGGCACAAAGTACATCGAGGTTATCAGCCCCGATGCCTTCCGCGAAGCGGACATGAGCGACGTTATCCTTCAGTTCGACCATGCGGGCAGGGTGTACGCCCGCATGAGCAATGGGACGCTCATTGTGGAGCCGGACGAGCACGGGCTTTTCATAGCCGCCGACCTGTCGCGCTCTCAGGGCGCGCGCGATCTCTTCGAAGAGATAAAGGCCGGTCTTATCACGCGCATGTCATGGGCTTTCACGGTCGCGGCAGACGAATACGACCGTGAGACGCACACCACGACCATTACGCGCGTCAAAAAGGTTTTCGACGTGTCCGCCGTTAGCCTTCCCGCTGACCCGAACACCGAGATATCAGCAAGAAACCTGCTCAACGGAGCGATTGAGCAGTCGCGCAAGGAGCTTGCGCGTCGTAAGAGTGCCCTTGCCGTTGCGAGGGCGACACTGGCAATCGCCAAGAGTAGAAAGGTTTAGAACAATGGACGAAATGACTATGGATGACCTGCTTAACGAGCTTCAGGGTCTTGTCGATAAGTACAAGGCCGATGACGGCACCGACACCGAGCCGACCGAGCAGGACGCAGAGCGCATGAGCGCGCTTACCGCCGAGATCGAGAAGCGCAACGCCGCCGCCGCTCAGCGCCGCGACAGCCACACCGCGACCGTTGCAGCCGCACGCGCCGCTATCGAGAACGGCACCGCCCGCCGTGTCGATTCCGTGCCGATGGGGACTTCCGCGAGCGCTCGCGGTGCCCTTCCGCAGGTGCGCGACACCACCGACTACAACGCCGCCGCCCGCCGCGCGTGGGTGAAGGACATTGCCAGCCGTTCCGGCGTGCAGCTCATCGGCGGCACCGAGCTTACGCAGGTTGAGCGCGACGCGTACAACCATCTTATCGAGCAGCGCACGGCGTTTACGCATCTGACCAGCAACACCGATGCGGTTATCCCCGTCGAGATTCAGACGCAGATTTTCACGCTGATTGACAACACGGCTGTTCTCTACGGCGACATTCACAAGGACAACTTCCCGCATCAGTTCGAGCTTATCCGCCATAAGAGCATCAAGGCTGGCGACGCTGCGAAGACCGATGAGGGCGCAGCGCCCACCGATGAGGAGCAGAACGAGTTCGACATCATCACCCTTACGGGCGAGGAGATCAAGAAGACCGTCAAGATGAGCCGCAAGATGGCGGTTCAGTCTATCAACGGCTTTGAGCAGTACATCGTCAACGAGACTGGCGCGCGCCTTGCCGTCGCCGCCAACGCGCGCGTTCACGCCAAGACTGTTGACGGCACGCTCGGCATGGGTTCCGGCAACAAGATTAACTGCGCCACCGCTGGCACCCTGAAGAAGGCTGATATCACCAAACTTCTGGGCATGCTCTACACCTACGGCAACCCCGCGCCGAAGGGCTGCATTATCTACGCCAACGGCAACACCATTTGGAACCACATTGCGATGGTCGAGGATGCCAACGGGCGCTCTTACTTCGTGGACGAGAAGACCGAAGACCCCGCCGTTGAGGGTCATATCTTCGGCAAGCTCGTTAAGCGCGACGATTCTATGGCCGATGGCATCATCAAGGCCGGTTATCCCGACCTGTTCCGTGGAAACATCTTCGACGGCGTGGACGTTACGCCCTACGTCGAGCCGGGTACTCAGAAGCGCTGCTTTGACGGATACCTGCTCTTCGACGGCGGCCTTGCCGTTCCCAAGGCTTTCGGCCAGCTCACCATCGGCACCGCCGCAAAGTAACGAGGTGGTGACAGATGGCAGAGAAGCCGAAGCTGCTTGACGCGTGCCGCGAAGCGCTGAGGATTCCCGCCGACTGCACCGACTTTGACGCTGAGATCGAAGACCTCATCGAAGCCGCCCGCGCCGCGATGCGCGCGGGCGGCGTTGCCGATACGGTAGCCGCCGACGATTCGAACGCCACTGTTCGACTCGCGGTGAAGGTCTATTGCAGGGCGAAATTCGGCATGGACAACCCCGATGCCGACCGCCTCAATCAGAGCTTTGACGATCTGCTAACCATGATGGGCGGCAGCTCGGAGTTCGGGGGCGCGTCATGAGCATGTGGGCTGGCACGTGCCAGCTCATCGCTAAGACCGTCAAGAAGGACGAATACGGCGTGCAGCAGACGGAGGAAACAAAGCGCAAGGTGTTCTGCAACGTCTTCTCTATGGGAGATGCGGCATACTACGCCGCCGCTGCCGCTGGCGTTCATCCCGAAGCGGTGTTGCAGATTCGCAAGAGCGCCTACAACGGAGAGCGGCTAGTCGAGTTCGACGGCGCGCGGCTCACGGTCGCGCGAGTTGACAGGTCAAGCCCCGACTTCGTGCGCCTGACGCTCGCTGAGGTGGTGGGCGACCGTGGCTGAGCAGAGCATCGAGCGGTTCATAAGAAGCTGCATGGAAGAGTGCGTGGAAGACAACGTTTCCGCCCTCGCTGAGAACGCGGGCGAAGCCGGAAGACGCGCCGTGAAGCTGCTGAAGCAAGAAAGCAGGGTGCGCACCGGCGCTTACAAGAAGGGCTGGAAGGCCGACGTTAAGACCGATGAGACGGGCACCGAATGCACCGTGCATAACCGGCGGTACCAACTAACGCACCTGCTGGAGAACGGCCACAAGATCACGAACCAGACCGGCGAGGATTACGGCACCGTTCCCGGCGACGGCGTTATCAGGAAGGTTGCAGACCAAGCGGCGCGCGAGTTCGCGGAGATGGGGGGTGACGGACGATGATTGAGCTAAAGGCGCTCTGCGGCGTGCTCGATTCGCTCGGCATCCCGTGGGCTAACCAGCGCTTCGCAGACGGCGAGGAACCGGCACCGCCCTTCATCTGCCTTGTCGCGGGCTACAACGAAGCGGCCTACGCGGACAACGGCACCTATCTTTCGTGGATGCCCTACGATATCGCGCTCTACACGCGGCACCGCGACTACGCGACCGAGAAGCGCATACGCGATGCGCTCGAAGCCGCAGAGTGCCCGTTCACGCTGAGCATCACGAACATTGATTCAGAAGAGCTTACCGAAGCGGCGTTCACCGTGAACGTCGCCGAGAGTTAGGAGAAAACAAATGGCACGAAACGGATTCTTCGGCGTGAAGAACTCGCACTTTGCGATCTGCACCGACGAAGACGCGCTTACCTACGAAGACCCCGTGCATGTCGCGGGAACCGTCGCTATCAGCATGGAGCCGACCGTTGAGACGGCAACGAGCTACGCCGACAACGAGCCGTGGCTTGACAAGCAGCAGGACAACGGCGGCTCTGGAACCATGAGCTTCTACGACACCGAGAGCACAGCCGAGCTGCGGCAGCTCATCGCAGACCTCGTGGGCTACGAGATTGCGCAGGACGGGCGAACCATCCTGAGCGCCGACCGAACGCCTAAGAAGTTCGCCTTTATGTGCGAGCAGCCGGGGCACGTGCTCGGTCGCCGCCGCTGCCTTCTCATGTGCCAGCTCTCTAAGCCGACGCAGGAGCTTAACACCGTTCAGGACACGCCCGAGATCACGCAGCTTGACTATCCTTTCACGTGGCGACCCGTCACCATTCCCGCCACCGACATTCGCACGAGCGGTTATGACAGCTTCACCGGCCTTGCCGATTACGACACCTTCTTTGATGAGGTCAATATCGAGCTTGCGCACAAGACCGAGCCGACGGCGTAGGAGGTGGCGCATGCTCATCAAGGTTGGCGAAAAGGAGTTCGAAGCGACGTTCAACGCGTTCACGCCGATTGCCTATTCTCGCTGCTTCAATGAGGTTGTCGAGGGCGGCAGGAAGCGCCCGAAGGACATTGCGGACGCGGTTTCTAAGATCGCCGGTTCTCTCATGACTAGCGACGTGCCCGCTATCGTCCCGCTGCTCGAAATCTTCTACGCGTGCATCAAGACCGCAACGCCGAAGTTCGATACCGGATTCGATGAGTGGGTTTCTTCCTTCCCACCTGATGCGTACAACTTGGAGCGCAAGGACGGTTGGGCTTCCGACGTGATGCGCATTGTCGAGGACAACTTTTTTCCAGGCGCCGCGAAAGATGCAGTGGAAGCCGAGGGAGCCGAAAAGGCCAGCCCCGCCGCTTCCAAGTAACCTGCAAGACGCGTGCGACGCGCGATACATCTACAACTGCCAGCAATGCGGCCTGACGCTTTCAGACCTTCAGATGATGAGCTACCGGCAGGTTCAAGACCTGTTGGAGATCAACGCGTTTTACGCCGACGCTGCGGCGCACTACGACGAAGACGAGAAGGCGCGCAAGGCAGAAGCCGCGTTCTGGTCATGACGTGACATGAAGTGAGTTCTTGACGGCAGCGCACCCGCGAGGGCGCGTTGCTTCAAGCACTCATGGGACTTTGACAACCGAAGAGGGGTGATTACGTGGCGGTCACTTACAAGGGGCTTGTTATCAAGTTCGGCGGCGACACTACCGAGCTTCAAAGCGCCCTGAAGAAGGTTCAGCAAGCATCGCGCGACACCCAAAGCGACTTGCGCGATATCAACAAGGCGCTGAAGTTCGACCCAGGAAACACCGAGCTGCTAGAGCAGAAGGTAAAGGCGCTCAACTCTGCCTACGGCGAGACGAAGCAGAAGCTTGACGCTTACAAGCAAGCGCTCGCTCAGTTGGAGAGCAAGAAGCAGAGCGGCGCGCAGCTCACGGCTCAGGAGGAACGGCAGTACGACAGCCTGAAGCGCGCGATCATGCAGTGCGAGCGCCAGCTTGACAGCTACGGCAGCGAGCTTGCGGACACGGCGCGCGAAGCGGACGCATCGCGCACGGCGCTTTACAAGGTTGGTCAGACCATCGAGGACAACGCCGACAAGCTTTCAAACGCCGGGTCTAAGATCTCGAGCGCGGGAACGGCATTGTCTGGCGGCATCATCGGCGCGGCTGGAGCGCTCACCGGCCTTGCATCGAGCCAAGAGGAAGCGATACAGCAGAGCGGGCAGCTCGAAACGGCATGGGTGAGCGCTGGCGGCACCGCCGAGCAAGCATCTTCGACCTATGCGAGCTTCTACCGCATCCTTGGCGATTCTTCGTCTGCCACGGAAGCGAGCCAGAACCTAGCGCGCCTGACAACCAACGAGCAGGAATTGCAGCAGTGGACGGACATTGCCGCTGGCGCTTACGCGACATTCGGCGACGCTCTGCCGCTTCAGAACTTGGCGGAAGCAGCGCAGGAGACGGCGCACACGGGCACCGTCACTGGCGGTCTTGCCGACGCGCTCAACTGGTCTACGGCATCCGCCGAGCAGTGGAGCGCGGCGCTTTCCGGACACTCTTCGGCTCAGGCCGCGTTCAATCAGGCGGTCGCCGAGGGTCAGACCAAAGAAGACGCTTTCAACGCTGCTCTTGCCGCGTGCGGAAGCGAGCAGGAGCGCTCGCAGCTCATCACCGAGACGCTTACCGGGCTTTACGCGGACGCGGGGCGGCAGTACCAAGAGACGAACAAAGACCTTCTCGCTTCGCGCGACGCGCAGAACGAGATGAACCAGAGCATGCAGGAACTCGGCGAAGCGGCCTTGCCCGTCAAGACCGCCGTTACCGAGATCGGCACGAGCCTTCTTAACACGCTCGCGCCCGCGCTCGAAGCCGTCACGGGTTGGTACAAGAACCTAACGCCAGAGCAGCAGACGCTTGTTAACAACCTCGCTCTAGGAGCCGTCGCATTCGGCGGCGTGACAACCGCCATTGGTAAGACGATGGAAGCCGCAGAGGGCGTGGGAAGCGCCTTCAAGACCGCTGGCGAGCTTTGGGGCGGCGCTAAGAAGCTCATGGGCGACACGGGCTTTCTAAGCAAGATCGGAACCGGCTTCTCTAACATCGTCACCAAGGCGGGCGGTCTTGGAAGCATGCTCACCGGCACGCTATCTAGCGGCTGGACGGGATTTACCGGGCTTATCGCCGCGCATCCTATCGGCCTTGGCGTTGCCGCCGTGTCAGCCGCCGTCGCTGGCCTTACGTGGTTCTTCACGCAGACCGAGACGGGCAAGCAGATGTGGTCTGACTTCACCGGCTGGATTTCGGAGAAGTGGCAAGCCGTGCAGGATTTCTTCGCTGGCGTGCCTGAGTTCTGGGGCGGAATCTGGGAGCAGGTCAGCACCGGCGTTTCGGATTTCTGCACCGGCGTTGGCGAGAAGTGGGAGCAGTTGAAGCAAGGCGCTTCCGACACGTGGGAGAACATCAAAACCGGCGCTTCGAACGCTTGGAACGATCTTAAAACCAACGTCGGGAACCTCGCACAAGGCGCAGTCGATACCGTGTCTAACTGGTGGAACAACCTAACCGGCAACACCGATTCGGCCTTCGGGCAAATCGCTTCCACGGTTCAGAACGACATGAACACCGCGAAGACCGTTGGCAGCTCGGCGGCTGGCGCTCTGCAAGCCGCAATGAACGGCGACTGGGAGACGGCGAAGAGCCAAGCGGCAAACGCCTTCAACGCGATCAAAGACAACATCGGCTCGAAGCTTGACGCTGCCGAGAGCACGGCGGTTAGCATCGCAGACCGCATCGGCGACAAGCTGGGATTCCCCGGCCTTGGCGCTAAGGTGCAGGGCGTGTTCAACAGCATTCGGGGCTTCATAGAGAACCCTATCGAAAGCGCATGGAACGCGATTTCGAGCATTCCGCAGAAGATCATGAACGCCTTTGGCGGAATCAAGATCAGCATTCCGAAGCCGAAGCTTCCGCACTTCAACGTCAGCTGGAACGAGTTCGGCCCGATTTCGCTACCGAGCGTGAGCATCAGTTGGTACGCGCGCGGCGGCTACTTCGATGAGCCTTCAATCGTCGGCGTTGGCGAAGCTGGCGGCGAGTTCATCGCGCCTGAGAAGCAGTTGCAAGGATTCATCGAAACGTCGGTAAACCGCGCCTTCTCGCGGTTCGCCGACGCGCCGAGCCAGCCCGTTAGCGTCGCCGTGACGGTTTACGCAACGGTCGCTGACGGCGTGGACGCATACGAGACAGGCCAGCAGATCGGCGCTGGCATCGCAAGCAAGCTGAAGCAAAGGGGGGTGCCAGTTGCAACTTAGACGGACAAGGAACCAGCACGACCGAATCATCTTCAACGGCACCGACCTATCGAAGCTGGTTTACTGCAAGGTGCGCCGCCCCATCATGGCGACCGTCAACGCGACGTTCGAGAGCGTGCCGGGGCGGCACGGCGAGGTCTTCAAGAGCGCCTACCGTGGCGGCTACGACCTCCCCGTTGAGATTTGGCTTAGGACTGAAGACCGCCGCGAGGTCGCGGAGATGCGGCACAAGCTCGCGGCGGCTCTCTGGACGGACGAACCAGCGCCGCTCTACCTGCCGGATGACCCGACACGCTACCTGCTCGCAATCGTGAGCGGAAGCACCGACCTAGACGAGATCACCGACGATTGCCCGACAACCACCGTTACTTTCCACATCGGCGACCCCGACTTTTACGGCCAGAAGCGCCGCATGGAGGTTTCGGCTGGCAACATCTACGTGAACGCTGGCGGCAACCGACCCGCATACCTGAAGGTGACGGCGAAGCCCGCCGCTGGCAGCACGTGGCGGATTACGAACGTCGATACCGGCGAGTTCGTGGCTATCAACACCGCGCTCACGTCTTCAAGCACAATCAGGCTTGACATGGCGACCGAGCACGCGACGGTCAACAACCAGACCGCACCGGTAACGATTGATTCGGATTACTTCGAGATCAACGGGCGCTGCCACCTGAACATCACCAACGGCACCGCGATTCTTGAGTGGGTGGAACGATGGCTTTAATTAGACGTATCGGCTTCACCCGCTTCAACCGCTGGGGCGACAATCTGGGGTGGCTCACGGTGAGCGCCGCGACGCACACCGACGCGCTGGACGGAACCGACGAACTAAACATCACGTGCGCCGAAGACCTCGTGAAGGGCGACCGCGTAGTTTGGATTGACCTTCAGGGCGTGTGCCATGAGCACATCGTTGACACCATCGACCGCGTACACGACGATGACGGCGCGCCGGAGACGCAAGCCGTCTGCATCAACTCGGTTAACGAGACGTGGGATGACTGGCTGGACGATAAGCGGCCTTCTGGCAGCGTGTCGGTCGCCCTCACGTCAATTCTCGCAGATACGCGCTGGGAGGTCGGCACGTGCGATCAGGGCGGCACCGCTTCGCGCACCTTCTACCATGAGAGCGTGCGCGAGGGATTGGCCGGAATCATCGAGACGTGGGGCGGCGAGCTTGAAACGCTCATCGTCCACAACGGTACGGGCATTGTGAGCCGCCGCGTGGGCGTGCGCGCGAAGCGCGGGAACCAGAGCAGCGCAAAGCGGTTCACGTGGACTAAAGACCTCGTTTCCGTCAAGCGCTCTGTTGCGAGCGACAACCCGAAAACTCGCGTCTACGGCTACGGCAAGGGCGTTGAGACTGAGGGTGGCGGCTACGGTCGCCGTCTCACCTTCGGCGATATCAACGGCGCCAAAGACTACGTGGAGGATGCCGAAGCTACTACCGTTTGGGGGCACCCTGACGGAGAGGGCGGCATTCTTCCCGCCGTCGCGTCATACGTCAACGAGCAGTGCGAGGACGCGGCGCAGCTCTTGCAGGAAACGAAAGACTACCTAGAGCAGGTGAAGGAGCCGAAAGTAACCTACACCGCTTCGGTTATCGACCTTTACGCGTTCGGGCGCTCATGGGAGGGCGTGGGCGTGGGCGATGACGTGGCGATCATCGACAAGGGCTTTTCTGCCGAGGGCGTGCGCCTGCATGGCCGCGTGTCTCAGATTGAGCGCGACTTGCTCACCGGCGACGCTACCGTTACGTTCGGCACTCTTACTGACAGCATGGCCGACATGTGGCAGAGCGTAAGCAACGCGTTAAAGAGCAACAGCCAACAGAACGCAATCTATGACGCTGCGGCGGGCACGTCGGTTTCGTGGCTTCAGCAGCTTCAGGCCGCGCTAAACGCTCAGTTCAACGCCGTTGGAACCTACAAGGTCGAGACATTCGAACTTGGCACGATGTGGAGCAATGTACCCATCGACGCTGAAACGGGCTTGCCGGTCAAAGCGACTTCGGGCATGTGGGCTGTCAACATTAACGGTATGGGCATGCGACTTGCCGCGAACCTCACTTCTGACGGTCAATGGGACTGGCGAACCTTCCTGACAGGCGCTATGGTGAGCGCCGACGCGATCAACACGGGCACCATGAGAGCCGAGCGCGTGCGCGCCGGTCTTCTGACCGACGAGAAGGGAAACAACTTCTGGGACTTGACCAACGGCGAGTTCTCGCTTTCCGCAAGCACCGAGGTTGGCGGCAAGACCGTTCAGAAAATCGCGGACGATGCGGCAAGCTCAGCCGTCGATGCTCAAACGCAACGCGACATATTCAACAAGCTGACCAACAACGGGCAGACGCAGGGAATCTATCTCAGCGGCGGTAAAGTCTACATCAATGCTACCTACATTGAAACGGGCATCATCAGCGACAGATACGGTCGCAGCACGTGGAACCTCAACACCGGTTCGCTTACGACAAACTACATGACGGCAAACAACATCGACGCTAACGGTACGTTCGAATGCGGCTCGGCTTCCAACCTTATACGTCTCGCAAGTGGTGAGATTACAGGCCATGAGGACGGCACACAGATTGGGTGCATTGACTTTTCGGCACATATGCGAAACGTGAGCACCGGCAAGCTAACAACCGGCCTTCAGTTGACGGGAAACCAGCATATCCGAATCACCACGCCGCTTATTTCCGCCGCTGCATCTAGCAGCGAGAGCACCACGACAACGCATGCGATCACGAAAGATTGCACGTTGCATTACATCAGCAAGATTCAGGATGACGGAGACGGCACGATTACATGGTGGAACGCAACGCGAAGCATCGACTTTGTAGACGGCTTCTGCACGGTATGCAACTTCGACTAGGAGGAACGATGAGCAAGACCCTTTATCACATGCTGCACGACCCGATAGGCAACTGCGAAGCGATGGTGACCGAATACGACGAAGAGCTTATCAACCGCGCCGCGAACAACGGAATGATTTTCATTGCGGTTGACGAAGACGGAAACCGAACCGTCGTGCAGCCGGAAGACGTGAAGGAGCCAATCAACGACGATCAGCCCTTCACGCTCGTTCAGCCCTTGTACGTCGATGACCGTATGAGGGCGGTTGTCGATGTGTTCGACGCTTTGGCCGCGAGCGTGCCAGCCGTCGCCGCGAGCGCGGACGTGCAGCCCGTGTCTAGCAAGGCGCGATCTGCTATGAGCTTCGCCGAAGCGCTCGAAGCCCTCCGCGCGCTTGCATACGGCACCGTCGAGGAAGGCGGCGAGTGATGAGCAACACACGGACGCTTGAACTCGATATCTCGAAGGAGGGCGCGGGAACCTGCATCAAGGTTGGTCAGGGCGACGATGGCGGAACCACCATCAAGGCGCTTATCTACGACAACGGCGCTGAGTTCGCGCTTTCTGGCGCTACGGCATGGCTTGTCGTGCTGCTGCCTAACAAACGCAACTACTATCGCGGCCAATGCTCGGTGAGCGGAAACGCCGCCACGATCACGGTTGACGAATCGAAGCTTTGCAGCGTGTCCGGCTACACCGACGAAGCCTATTTCACGATCACGAAGAGCGGCAAGACCTATTCGACAGAGCGATTCGCAATAGAAATCCTGCGCAGCGCTCTTGACGGGCAGCAGCCCGCGCAGAACTGGGACGATGCCGTTCAAGACCTCATCGACCGTGGCAATCAGGCCGTAAGCTCAGCAAACAACGCGGCCAGCGCGGCGAACAGCGCCGCGAGCAAGGCGAACTCGGCTGCTACGAGCGCGACCAACGCCGCGAAGGCTGCAAACGATGCCGCAGCGGCGGCGACAAGCGCAGCTTCGGCGGCGAACACCGCCAAGCAGAACGCCGACGCTGCAACCACGGCTGCAAACAACGCGGCATCAGCCGCCAACACCGCGAAGCAGAACGCCGACGCGGCAACATCCAACGCCAACTCCGCCGCGAGCGCGGCGAACACAGCCGCTTCAAGCGCCAACGCCGCCGCTGCTGCGGCAAACGGCGCGGCGGAGGATGCCACCGCCGCTGCGCAGAACGCGCTTAACATCGCAAACTCTATCGCGGCTATCGAACCGCCGTCAGATGACGAGGTGCAAGAGCTGCGCGACGAGAACGCGACGCTTGCGACAGCCCTTGTCGAGCTTCAGGACGGCTACATAGTCCTTGGAGAAACGGCGTACATGCCCACAAACAGACGAAGCGCCCTATCCGGCGAGACGGTCACGGTTGCGCAAGCCACCGTGAGCGGCGAGACGGCGACGCTCAACTAAGAAGGGAGACTATCAATGGCTGATTTGTCGAAGTTTTCTATCAATGGCACAGCGTACAACCTGAAGGACACTTCAGCGCAGAGCAAGGCCGATTCTGTCACGACCGCCGAGGAATACGACCGCCAGCACAACATCAACGCTTACGCGGGGCGCTCGCTCGCTTCGGTCTTCGCTAACGAGATCGGCAGCACCGACATTTACACGTGGCTTCGCAACCGCGCGCGAAACGCCAACTTCGCAGGTCTTCGCATCGGCGACTACATCGACGTTCCCGTTGCCGAGGGCGCTAACGTGCCCGCTCAGACGGTGCGATACCGCATCGGCGCTATCGACCAGTATTACCAGTGCGGCGACACCGCGAAGGGGCACCATATCGTCATGGTGCCGAAAGCACCCGTCACCGTGAAGGGCGACAAGGCATCTAACACTAGCTACCTTCAGTGGCGCGAGACAAACGACAACAACGGCACCGCCGAAGAGAAGCACCCTTACTTGTGCTCGAAGCTCCATGATTGGGAGATCAACGATTTCTTGCCCGCTCTGCCTTCCACGCTTCAGAGCGCGATTCTCGCGCAGCGCGTGCTTCTCGAAGAGCGCTATTCGTCTTCGGGGAAGCTCACCGAAGCGAGCGGTTGGAGCTGGGCGGACTTGGGCAAGATTTGGTCGCCCTCAGAGATGGAGGTTTACGGTTGCCCGGTCTGGGGAAGCAAGGGCTATTCAGTCGGCTTCGATTCGCAGTTCCCCATCTTCACGGACACCGCAAGCCGCATCGTGGGCGGTCGCGTCACTTGGTGGCTGCGGTCGGTCATGGGCGGGTCTTCGTCTAGCGCGTGCTTTGTCTACAGCTACGGCAATGCCACCCGCATTGCCCCGACGACTGACTGGGTGCGCCCGCTGCCGTGCTTCCTCCTAGGCTGATAAAATCAGCCGTACATGGTACAGGTCTGGCGCATGCCTTGCGCATGCGCCTATACTTCCCCGCGCGAAGCGCGGGCGAAGTATTTTTTTAGAAAATCACGGAGGGGGGGGATGTTGCAAATTGAGCGGCGTATATGTGCGGAACCGCAACCTAAGCACGTTCGAGTATTTCAACACTGCGGTTTCGATTCGAAACGAGGTGACGCGGCTTGTCACTTCGGGCGCGGCGCCCAAATCCTATCGCTTCATCTTCGCCGTCCCCATGGCGGAGACGGCGCGAAGCGTTGTGTTCAACCTCGTGAAGGCTGATGCCTTCTACCCGAACACACAGCGGAACGTCGAGGAGCGCAAGCATTACATGACGCTTGCCTTGGCAGACCTAAACCAGCTTTACCAAGACCTGCAATGCCTTCTGGCGATGAAGCTACCCGTCAAGGTGGCTAAGTTCGAAGAGATCTCAGAGAGCATCGAGAACGATATAAAGCTCATAAAGGGCGCTCGCGCGGGCGTGAAGCTCATTGGAAAGGGGTAGAATGTTCGCGCGTTGTCCCTTGGAAATCATCGCGTCAATTGGTGGCTGCGGTCGGTCATGGGCGGGTCTTCGTCTAGCGCGTGCAATGTCAACAGCAACGGCAATGCCAACAACAATGCCCCGACGAACGACTGGGTGCGCCCGCTGCCGTGATTCCCAAGCCTTGCCAGACCGTGCGGCCATAAGCGCCGCGCGCCGTGCATTTGAGGAAGGAAGGGGCGACCATCGGGCGCAAGCCCGTAAATATGCACCCCGCGACGGTTGCCGTTCGCTGCTTGCATGGCGCGGTTCTCGGCGTTCGACCGCGTTTCATGGTCAACCGTCAAGCGGCTGCTGGATGCCGATTGCGAGCCGCGCGGGGTGCCCTCATGAACTCTGAAGAGCGCAGGGCTGCGCGGCGCGCAAGGCGCGATGCCAAGCGCGCGGAGAACCGGGCTCGGCGCATCGAGGGATGCACGCTGGAAGCCGTCGCCGATCTCGATAACCTATACGATGCCGCCAACGGCGCTGCCGCTGGCGTGCGCTGGAAATCGAGCGTTCAGCGCTACATGGCGCGCGTCGTTCCAAACATCATGAGGGCGCGGCGCGACCTTCTCACGGGCGCTGACTTCCGGCGCGGCTTCATAGAGTTTGACTTGTTCGAGCGCGGCAAGCTTCGTCACATCTGCTCTGTCCACTTCTCAGAGCGCGTCATACAGAAATCGTTGAGCCGTCACGCCCTTGCGCCCGCGATCTGGCCTACCCTCACCGAGGGATGTACCGCGAACGTCAAGGGGCGCGGCACCGACTACGCGATTCGGCGGATGAAGCGCCAGCTTGTCGAGCATCACAGAAAGCACGGCACGGAAGGCTACATCTTGCAGGTCGATTTCGCTGACTACTTCGCAAACATCGACCACGACGCATGCAAGCGCCTTATCGACCGCGCCATTGACGATGAGCGCGTTAAGCGCGTCATGAGCGACCAGATAGACGCTCACGGCGAGCGCGGCTTGGGTCTTGGCAGCGAGCCGAACCAGATTCTAGCCGTCGCTCTGCCGTCGCCCATTGACCATCTGATGCTGTCCCTTCCGGGCATCTTGGCGAGCGGGCGATACATGGACGATAGCTATTGCATCGCTCTTGACAAGCAGACGCTTTGGGACGCTCTTTCGCGCATCGAAGCGCTCTGCGACGATCTGGGAATCATCATCAACCGCAAGAAGACGCGCGTTGTGAAGCTGACGCGCGGCTTCGTGTTCCTGAAGAAGAGGTTTTCATATGGCGAGGGCGGAAAGGTTGTCGTTCGCCCGTGCCGTTCCTCCGTGACGCGGCAGCGGCGAAAGCTGAAGAAGCAAGCCGCGCTGGTCGCCCAAGGGATTATGACCGTCGAGCAGGTCAACCAATCCTACCAGTCGTGGCGCGGCAGCATGAAGCGCCTTTGCGCGCACGAGACGGTAAAGCGCATGGACGCGCTATACAAGGAGCTTTTCGGCTGAGAGCAGCCGACATAGCAAGGTATCGAAGCCCTCGCATTCGCGGGGGCTTTTTTGTTGCGAGAGAAAGGGGAACACATGGCATTCACCGAAGAGGAAGAGGGCAAGCTTCGCGCGATCATCGCCATTTTCGACGGTCAAGCGCCGTCGCTCTCTAGCGACGTTGCGGCGAAGTGCCCCGCGCTTTTCGCGGAGTGGGACGGCGACGGCCACGCCTACGCCGAGGGCGAGCGCGTGCGCTTCGAGGGCGTGCTTTACACGTGCCTTCAGGCGCACACGTCGCAGCCCGATTGGTCGCCCACGGCAGCGCCGAGCCTTTGGGCGAAAGTGCTTGAAGCTGGCACGCCCGACACGCCGACAGAGGAAGTGCCCGAATGGGTGCAGCCCGATTCTACGAATCCCTACCCGCTCGGTGCCCGCGTCAAGCACAACGGCAAGGTCTGGGAATCCCTCGTTGCCAACAACGTATGGGAGCCGGGGGCTGTCGGCACTGAAACCGTCTGGCGAGAGGTGACGGAGGGCTGACGTGGCGGAGAGCGTTTTAGACCATGCAGCGGCATTCGGCGCCGAATGGTTCTTCGCGTTCCTTATCGCTATCGGATTCGGCATCCTCGCAAAGCAGCTGCTTAACGAGTACCAGCGCAACAACGAGCGCAAGGCGGAGCTTGAAGAGCGAAACGCGGCGCGACAGTCAGAGCTAGAGCTGAAGCGCGAAGAGCGCAAGCGAGACGAACTCAACGAGCGCGCGCAGCGCGACCGCGAGCGCTCGGAGATGGAAGGCCGTATCGCTGCGCAGATGGAGCGAAGCAACAACATTTCGGAAGGTCTGCAAGCCGCTATGGAATCTCTAAGGGCTTCCACTGAAGCGCTGCACGACGAAATCAGGGAATCGCGCGAGCACTCGCACGACATGGCAAACAAGGTCGATCACATCTATGACCGCGTAGACCTCATCTATGAAAAGGAGAGCTGAAATGATTAACTTCACCGCACGCATCAAGAACAAGACGTTTTGGCTGACGCTGATTCCCGCCGTCCTGCTGCTCGTGCAGGTGGTCGCCGCGCCGTTCGGCTACCAGTGGGACTTCGGCGTTTTGAACGAGCAGCTGGCCGCGATCATCAACGCACTTTTCGCCGTGCTTACGATTCTCGGCATCGTGACCGACCCGACCACGGCTGGCGTTGGCGATTCCGCGCAAGCGCTCACCTACACCGAGCCGAAGCGCGATGAGTAGGCTAAAGGCTGTCGCCTTCGTGCTTTCCGGCGCGCTCGCGTCAATGCTCTTCTGCGGCTGGCTCATAGTCGGCCATATCGAGAGCGACGCGGGCGCGCTTGCTGAAGCGCGCGAAGAGGGCTACGCGGCGGCTGAGGAAGACCGCCTAGCAATCGTTGTCGATAGGCCGATTGCCGAGGGTAACAGCATGCCGCTATGGCTTCAGACAGACCCGCAATGGGACTACATACCCTATGCAGGCGGCACCATCGGCGACCACGGATGCGGCCTTACGTGCGCCGCTATGGCTATCAAATACATGACGCTTCAGGACATTACGCCGCTCACGCTCGCATCGTTCGTGGGCGACACCTGCCTTACCGATGGCGTTAACGACCCCGGAAAGTTCTGCGCGTGGATTGCCGAGCATTACCCGGAATACGGCATCGAGAGCACGCCGATTTCTTACGATCTCGCGCCCGTCCTTCAGAACGTGTCTGACGGATGGCTTGCCTTCGCTGGCATGAGCGGCACGCTCGGCGATAGGGACTACGGCGGGCACGTCGTGCTGATCTGGCGCGCCGACGATGACGGCTACTGGATACGCGACCCGGCGAGCGCCGGGAACTCCGCGCGCGCCTTCACTCTCGAAGAGCTAGAGCAGGTCGATTTTCATTACTTCTACTGCATCAGAGGGGGCTTCTATGGCACTCAACGGCATTGACATTTCCAACTACCGGCGAGGGCTTGACCTCGCGAAGGTGCCTTGCGATTTCGTTATCTGCAAGGCGACCGAGGGAACCACCATTGTTCACAACACCTGCGACCCGTGGATTCAGCAGGCTATCAAGCTCGGCAAGCTCTGGGGCTTCTATCACTTCATGAACGGAGAAGACCCCATCGCTCAGGCTAAGCACTTCGTCGCAAGCTGCCGTAACTACTTCGGCAACGGCATTCCCGTTCTCGATTATGAGATGCACGGGCGCATCGGAACCGACAAGGCAAAGCAGTTCCTCGATTACGTCTACGATCAGACCGGCGTTCGCTGCATCGTCTACATGAGCCGTAGTGTTTGCACCGAAGAGGATTGGTCGAAGATTGCGCCGAATCACGCGCTCTGGGTTGCGCAGTACGCCAACAACAACCGAACCGGCTACCAGTCTTCGCCGTGGCTGCCCGATGGCGGCTTCGGCGCTTGGGGTAGCTGCGCAATCCACCAGTACACTTCGAATGGCCGTCTCGATGGATTCAACGCGCCGCTTGATCTCGATATCGCCTACATGACGCGCGAAGCGTGGGGCAAGTTCGCCAACCCGTCCGGCGCGGCAGCGCCCGACGTTCCGCCCGCAGAGGTCGCCGAGCCTTCGCCGGAAGGCACGACGCTTGATCTTGCAGCGGCGGTCATGCGCGGCGAGTATGGCGTTGACGATGAGCGCCGCGAAAAGCTCGGCGACCGTTACCAAGAGGTGCAAGACCTCATCAACTACATTGACGGCGCTTCCGCTTCTCAGCTCGCAGACGATGTGGAACGCGGAATGTTCGGCGTTGTTCCGACGCGCAGCGACGTTCTGGGCGACCGCTTCAGCGAGGTTCAGGCAATCGTCAACCAGAGGGCTGGCGTTGGCGCTGCGCGCGTCTACACCGTCAAGAGCGGCGACACGCTCAGCGAGATTGGTGCTTCGCTCGGCATCGACTGGCACACCATCGCAAGCAAGAACGGCATCGGGGCACCCTATACGATCTATCCCGGCCAGAAGCTTTCTTATTAGTGTTCAAGCGGGGTACCCTGACAAGGGGTGCCCCGCTTTCTGCCGTTATACGGGCTTACAGCAAGCCGCCCATCTGGTGTTTTGCAAACACCAGAAATGGCTATTTTTGGCACGTTCCAACGACAACAAACCAGTTTTTCGATACTCTAACTATGCAAGTATCAAGCTGGATAGCTGCGCGGTTGGCGGTGCTTGTGGAGTTCGCCGTTTTTCTCATAAGCTCCACCA